GAAGCCCGCCATGGGGTTCTGGAACTCGTCCAGGTTGAGGATGGTCCTCAGAAGACTGTCGCCCGCCACGATCTTCCGGCAGCGGTACCCGCCGGGGAAGGCCAGCCACAGCCGGACCATCTCGTCGTAGTCCAGGGTGCCACTGACCTCCGCCGACGTGGCGCTCAGGGCGTTGTCGTTGCCGTCACCGTCGATGATGGTATCCAGGGCCATGTCCGTCTCATCGATGGCCATCTGCATGCCGATCCTCTGAAGCCAGACCGAGACCACATTGGCGCGCTGGAGTCGCAGCGACTCGTAGCTCGCATTCAGCATGCGGCCGAACTTCTTGAGCCGCACGGTGTGATCGCTGACGCTCAGCTCCACCGTCGGGAGCTGCGCACCCTCGGCCACCTGATGGAGCTGCCGGCCGGACTCACCCTCCGAGAGCCAGGCGCCCTCGTAGGTGTGGGAGTCCACGTACGTCTCCGTGGCCACGATCTCCGGCAAGAGCGACTCCGCCAGCATCCCCGCCCGGACCTGGGTCTCCACGTAGTTGGGGAACAGGACCGCCGACGAAGTCGACGCGAAGAACTTGGCGATGGGGTCGGCGTGGGGCCCGTGGATCTTGATGCCATGGGCCATGAGCTGACGCGCGAAGGCGCCCGCCTCCTTGACCGCTCCATCGTACTCCTCCGAGGGGTCCAGCTCCTCCAGCACCTCCTCGAAGCCCACGCCTTTGAGGCGCGCCTCTTGGTACATCTCCTTCTCGAGATCGAGCTTCTTGACCGAATGCACAGGCGTGCTCCTTCCTGTCCTCGGGCCCATGGCCCGGGACTGCGCCGTCGTGTGTCTCACTCGCGATTGCTGGGGCGGGGCCCGTCACGGCCCCCGGGGATGCCCTAGAGGAACAGCACGTCCACGTACCCGCTGACCAGGTCCTTACCCACGACCTTGCCCGTGCCTCCGCTCGCTACGCCCTTGACCGTGGCCGCCGCCGAGGCCTGGATCTGCTGTCCCCGAGTGGGCGTGCCAGTGTACGCCAGCCGAGCCACCGAGCCCGAGCGGAACAGCTCCACCGTCAGGACGCTGGAGTCATCGGAGACCTGCCGCACGATCCCGATGGGCACATCGGTGTCGGTACACTCGGCCACCTCGTAGTTGTTGCTCGTCGACTGCTTGACCAGGTCACCCACGGCCGGATCGGTCCAGCTCGATCCGGGCACGAAGGTCGTTACCGTCCCCGCGATGGGGCCGCCACTGATAGTTCGATTAGCCAATTCGACCTCACTCCTCCCGTACATGAAACAAGCCCGGGCCAAAGGCCGGGCTCAGTGCCACCGCTCCACCGTCCGTCGCCCTACTATCGCGTCACATACGCTGACACGTCCGGCTCGCACACCGACCCGCCTCGGCGGGCGACCCACGGGGCCTCGGCCCGGGGTCGCAGCGACTCCCGAAGCTCCAGGAGCTTCCCGGCGTCCATGCCATCGAGCCGGTTCTTGTGAATCTCCCAGGTGTGCCGGTCACCCGCCAGGGCGCAGAGAGCCCGGATGTCCCCTTTCAGCTCCTCCCGGAAGCGCTCGCCATCGGCCGCCAGGGGTTCGAGCCGGGCCACGTCCGCCTCGCGAGCCGCCAGCTCCATCCGAGTCTCCTCGAGAGTCTCCAGTAGCTTGGCCCTGGCGTCGGCATCCATCGCCTTGCCGTCCTCCCCCTCCCATGCCTTGGTGAGCATGGCCTCGCGCTGGCTACCCAGGTAAACGAGCGACCCCTCGACCGCCTCGGCCTCTCCCTGCCAGGTGCCCGTCGCCGTGCGTCCATCGTATTGCCGGCCGGGGATGTGCGGGCATTCATGGGAGTAGACGTCCCGTCCGCACAGATCGCAGATGAGCTTCTCGCACCGGAACCCGATGGACGTGTATCGCACCACCCCGCCGTCCATGAGCTTCCGCAGGTGCTCGTTCTCCGGCGTGACCAGCATGTAGAACCACGCCTTGACCGCCGGCGCCCGGCTCGGTCGCTGGATCACCTCCGCCCGGTAGAACAGGCCCTCGGGCGCGGCATCGCGCCGGTGGCCCACGAGGAGCGACTTACCCACGATCGACTCGGCGAACTTGGCTAGCACCTCATCGGAGAATCGCTCGTGGTCGCGGTCGTACTCGCCCGTACACAGGACCATCGCCCTCGCGTAGATCTCCTCGGGCGCGAGGGCCCGGCCGGCATACGTCTCGATCAGCCGCAGATCGTCCGGCCCCGGTGTGTGGACCTCACCCCCCGCGCGCAAGGTCTTGCATCCCGAATGGAGCATAGGCGCCCCCTCCCTGTACTTCCGGCCACACGGCCGGTACGACAGCGGGGCCCTCCCCGCCTTGGAGAGAGCCCCGCGACTTCACATGGATCTGGCTGCCCGAAACTACTCGCTATCGAGTCCGCCCTCGGCGAGGGCTTCGCTGACGGCCTCCGCCACGCGCTGAGCGATCTCGTCGGCGAGTCGCTCGAGTGTCACCTCGAGGTCGCTGCCCTCCATCTTCTCCTCGATCTCGCTGCGCAGGTCGAGGACCTCGTCGAGATCCTCGGACTCGATGATGACCCGAGCCTCGCTGCCAGCCTCGCCCACTCTCTGGCGCAAGATCCGCAACCCTTCCAGCTCCTCGAGCTGCGGGAGCCGGGGATGGCCGCAGGTCGGGCACCGCTCCCCGAGCCCCAGCACCCCGAGCCTCGTCAGACCTACCCCATTGAGCCGGACCAAGCCGCCATCCAGCTCGACGGTGAACTGGGCCGCGTCGGCCAGCTCCTCGGCCTGCTCCTGGACCACGCGCACTTCCACGTCCTCGGAGACCGACTCGGCCAGTGCCCGAAGCTCATCGGCCCGCACGTCCTCCAGCGCCTTCCGAGTAATGACAAGGGCACCCTCGGCCTCGGTCGCCAAGCGGGGCAGGTAGGCCTCATCCTGGAGTCGCTTCAGCGTCTCCACGGCTGCGCGTAGCTCTACGAGGGCGCCTTGCAGCTCCGATAGCGCCCCCGCCACATGATCCGCGGCGGCCGCCGTGTCGCCGTGCGCCTCCTCGATGACCGGAGCCGGCACCTCGACCGAGTCCGCCCCAGTGTCCGCCCAAGCCGCGCCCGCTGAGAGCATCACTGCCAGAGTCACGATCAACCAGTACCGCATCCCGTATCGACCTCCTGTGGGTCAGTGTCTACGGTATCTACGACCCGGCGGCCGATCAGGGTTACACGACTGACCGGAAGGGTCGCGCTCCCCTACTCCACCGGCCCGCTCTCGGCGTCGGGATAGAGCCGCTCCCGGGCGTACTGGTCATCGACCCAGCCGCGCTCGATGGCCGTCAGCAGCGCCTCGGTCTCCATCTTCCGGGCCACCGCCCGCTTGTGCTCCGCCTCGGCCACCAGAGACAGATCCTGGAGGGTCACCTCCGACCACCTGACCTTGTAGCTGCCCGACCGACGCGTCAGCGCCATCCACAGATCGAGCACCTGCTCGACCATGGGCTCCAGCTCCCGCCGCAGATCCTTGATCTCCGCTACGAGAACATCGGCTTGCTGACTCGACATCCGCTCCGTCGATGACCAGCTCAGGCCCAGCATGAAGGGCGGCAGCCCCGTGACGGAGACGATCTGCTCCGTTAGCGCCCGGTAGGTCTCTCGGAACTCGAGCTGCTGCCCGTTGGCTCCAAGGACGTCCACCTTTACGTCCCCGGCGGCGAAGAAGTCGCTGACGAGGCCCGTGTCGTGCCTGGACTCATGGCCTGGGTGAAGCCCGTCTCGATCTCGCCCATGATCGACTGGGTCTTGTCGCCATCGGGATCGACGAAGCCCTCGGGCGGGTCCCAGGTCACCGTATACGAAGGCGCCCCCATCCGCTCCCAGGTCTGCTGAATCGCCCGCTCCATGGTCAGCACGATGTGGCTGACGAAGGGCAGGCTCCGCAGGATGCTGCACCCGTAAGGCGAGTCACCCTCCGCCGAGTTGGCACTGAACAGCGCTAGCGAGTCGGGGATCCGCGCCGCCTCCTGGGCGCCCGGCGGCTTGTGCCCTACGGACCGCCGCAGCGGCGGATCGTCCTCGATCACATGCACCTCGCGGCTATCCAGGTTGACCAAGCCGCGCACTCCGCGCTGGCCCTTGTCGGGCACGACCTGACCCGCGGCGAACCCGTACTGGAGCATTTGGCTCACATGGTTCACCAGGTACGAGTCGAACCCACGCTGCAGGCCGTTGACGGGTACGTGCCGGAGGAACCGCTCCAGGTCCTCCTGCAGGGCGTGGGGCGCCTCGATCTGCACGTAACCGACCAGCCGAGTCAGCCGCCGAATCGCCGCATCGATGAGCGGCACCAGCCGCCTGAGCTGCCGGTACAGCTCCAGCTCCCGCGGCCTGTCGGCGTCGGCCAGAATGCCACCCGCCAGGCGGCCCAAGGGGGTTGCCGCCACCGTCCTGGTGCTCTTACTGGCCGTTGCGGTCGGTACAGGGTCCTGCGTCCGGCTCAGCTCATAGCCGAATAGTCTCATCGGGTTGTCCTTTCACGTCAGTGGGCTTCGGTCCCAGTTCGGGCGTTACTCACCCAGCTCGGGCATGGGGGCCTGATCGGTCAGCTCGTAATCGCCCAGATCCTCGTTCCACTCGAAGTGCAGCACGTCAGTGAACTCGCTGTTCGGCGGCCCGATGATCACCTCGACCGCCTGCCCGTCACCGTAAATCTCGGTGGTCTTCGTAACATAGTCGGGTGCCATCTCCTGAGCCAGCGCTTCAGCTCGCGCCGGATCGGGTTCCACTTGGGCGGACTCAGGCGTCGAGTAAGAGACCGCCGGCGCCGGGGGGGCGGGAGGCGATGGCGAGGACTGCCGGTACCTTAGGAACGCCACGCCCACCATCCCCGCCATGATGATGGCCAAGAGAGCGAACAGAATGGCCACGATGAGCCCCACGGCCACCAGGGTCGATGACGCACCGCGCCGGGGCGCGGGCCGAGGTCGCGCCACCCCCGCGACGTGCTGCGCGCCGCAGGAGGGACAGTAGCTGTGGTGCTCCTCGATGGGGGAGCCGCAGTGCGTGCAGTGGCCAGCCATGGCGTCCACCTCGCTCCGTTCCGGGATGCTCTCCATGTTCCGATGGTGCGAGTGGATTCCCTGGGCCGGCAGGTCTCGCTCGTGGCCTCAGTGCCAATCCCGGGTCTGCCGCCCTTGCCCTCTCGGCGGATCTTCGTCTGAGGGGGGCCAGAGGAACACCTGCCCGGCGGCTACCCATGGGCCTCGCGCTTGCCGCGCGTTAGGCCCCCAAGACCGCCGCTAGAGCCGTGCGAAAGCTCGGGTCAGCCGGGTGGCCAGCTCGTCGGCGTGGCTTGGGTAGGACAGCCAGCGATCCATCGATGCTGACAGGTTGCCATCATGCTCCAGGTGCCAGTTGCAGTCCAGTACGGCGCGCCACGGCTTGGCCTCGAGTCGCATCCGGAACCGCGCGTCGCCCCCGCTGGGCATGGGCGCATTCCACACCAGCTCGTGAAGCTCCAGCTCCTCGTCGAAAGCCGCCGTCAACCGTGCGCCCACGTGGACGATCTCCTCCAGGTCTTCGGCCGAGGCCACATGAACCTCGAAAACCGGGTTGACCCCCGAGGCCGCTACGCTCAATGGCAGCATCTCGGACATGGTCCGGAAGCTGGTGCAGAAGGCCGGTGCATGGGCCCCGAACCACGCGGGCCCTGTGAGCTGGAGCCGTGAGCCATCCAGCACCGCCTCCCGCTCGCCCTCCAGGGTCCGCCAGATGCATAGGTCGAGCATCTGCTCCGTGCGCTGCCGCTGGCCCTGGCGCAGATCGAGATGGTCCTCGACGGACTCGAGCACCGTGGCGAAATCCAGTCCCTCGTAATCCAGGACCAGTACCAGCGCGGGACGTTTGAGCGTGACGACCGACTCCATCTTCACCCCTCCGGGCTCGGGTGGCCTTTCGCCCGCCCATCCCAGCATCCTCTCGCCTACCTGCCGCGTCCCGCCTGGGCACGAACCACGGGCACGTGGCGGACTCGGTCACTGGCCACTAGGGCATAGCTGAGGGCGTGGGCGTAGTGATCGGGACCCGTCCTGATGTACCTGGCCGTCCGCTCGCCCGTGCGCTCATCTTCCTTGTGCACCTTCGCCAGGGCCGTGAGGTGCCGGATCATCTCCTCCGTGTCGCCGTCCAGGCGTGAGGGCAAGGCCACCCGCCCGAGCTGCATGTCGGTTACCATTCGGTCCAGCGACTCGGTGCGGTCCACCACCACCGTGTCCTTGGTCGCCCGTAGGTCGGGCTCCGTACGCCGACTCTCGGCGTAGTAGCACATCGCGACCCGGCCGGGCAGACCTCGCGCCATATCCCGCGCCGAGTGCTGGTTCGGGAGGCCGTCGATCACGCACATGGCGACCCGCTCGCGCTCCAGGCGACTGGCCACGGCATCGAAGCTCTCGGCCTCCCCCAGGTCGACCACGCGCGCCGCCTCGCCGCCGACCTCCAGGAGCACC